GCTGATCGACTACGAGCGCGCGACCGGGAAAAAGCGGCTTGGCGGGACGATCGACATTGCCACGCTGGTCAAGAACGACAGCGGGACGTACTCGATTGGGATTTCGGGCCGGGCAGCACTGGCAACGCTTGCGGATAACGCGACTAACGCGACTAACTCAGCAGCTCTCGGCGGCTCTGCCGCGGCGAACTACGCCCTGAAAACCTACGTGGACGCGGCAGTCGCAACGACCAGTCTCGCGGCGCAGACTGGCTGGCGGAAAACCCCGGACGGGTTTATCGAGCAGTGGGGATATGTCGCCGGCGGGGCTTCCGGGACGATCACCTTCCCGACGCCATTCCTGGTGCAGTGCTACAACGTCGTGACGCAGATTGTGGATTCTAACGCGAACTACCAGTCTTTGGCAGTCGGCACCCCGACTACGACTGGATTTCCCCTCTACAGCGAAGGCACCGCAGACGGAATTTTCTGGCGTGCGATTGGAAAGTAAGTAATAAAAAATGGAAAGGAAACTTGCTATGGTAACCCCAACTAGCGACGCTGAGGACGCAGGGCGTCTGGTCGCTCATGCCCCCTGGGCACTGCTACTCAGCGCCGCGGCGTTTGCGTATATCGTCCGGCTCCTTGAGAGAATCAAAAACCGAAAAGTCCGCAGTTGGCTGGTCGAGCTGCTGGAATTTATCGCGTGTGTGGGGATAGCCTTTGGGACGTATTTGATTTCCTACTTCCTGCGACTCGACGAGCGGCTGGTCTGGATCGCGAGCGTCTACTTCGGGCACAAGGGCACGCGGTATGTCTTTGCGAAGCTCGATTTGGCGGCCGCGCAGCACCTATCGACAATGCTGCGGGAGGAACCGCCGAAGGAGGAGAGTAAGTAGCGGGGGAATGGCGGAAAGGCTTGGAGGCGGTAGGGGGTAGCCTCCGGGCGAGGAATGCGGCCAATGGTTGAGGGATTAGCCCCGCCATTGGCCGTTCCTTTTGTGTTTAGTGCGCCGCCGACGGCCCGACGCGGAGAACCAGCCCGCCAGTCCTCGTGCAGTGCTCCCGGCAGATTTGCCCGGCTTTCACGCACCCGTCGAGGATCTCTTCGAAATCCCGAAGGCGGGGGAAGTGTGGCTGGACGTGCCGGAGGGCCTCGGCGTAAGGAACGACCCGCCGAGCGGCGACAAACGCGACGAGCTTCCTTGCATAGAGTGCCGTTTCGGACTGACCCACCTGCGAGAACGCCTTGGCCATTTCCGCTTCAAGGTCTGTCACCATCGAGTGCGCAGTTGACAGATCCTCCGCGGTGATTACCAGTTCATCCCGATTTGCCGCAGCCAGAACAATTGCCAGTTTGTGGATGTGAGTCTGCTTCCGCGCTAGATACCCCCCAAACCGTTCTTTTTCCAGATGCGCGTGTGCCGCGGAGCTGTGCTGTTCATACCAGCTCCTTCCCCAGCGGCGGGCCTCCTCAGAGATTTTATACTCCCCAGCTAGTAGAGAAATCTTCTCGAGGTCTTGAACGAGCTTTTCCCGAGTTTTCTTGACGTTATCAGGTATAGCCTCGTCAAGGTACGGGACGTGCTTACGCTTTTTATCCGCAAAGACGAAGATACAGCGGGAGATAAAGCCTCCACCAAGCATATGCTCTTGGACGTTCTCGGCGATCCAGGTTGGGGTGGTGCAGGCGATAAGATTAATCCACGGATTTTCGATTTCATTCTGCCCCGCGTTCTTTGTGCGTTTTTTGATCCTGCCGGTTTTGCCGTCCCACAGGTCGATCAAGACGTTGATAAGTTTTCTGTCATTTGGGTCAACGAGATTGCCGAGTTCGGAAGAGACAAGGGTTAGAGGTGACATGACGTGCCACTCCTGGGCAATATCGAAAGCCTCCGTGGACTCTTCGAATGCCTCGATAAGTGACGGCCAGGAGGTAATGTCCGGGCCGAATTTAATCCCTGGGACTTGCCGCAGGAGCTTCATGGAGATATCCGCCGTGGTGGACTTTGCCACAACGCCCGGCGGCGCTACGAGAATGATGTAAAAGTTCGGATACCACTCGAACTCGAATTGACTGATCCAGACCCGCCGGCGGAGTGCCCCGGCTACGGCGGAAACTCCCGACCAAAAGTGCATATGGGTGGGCGCTTCGGTGTAGCTGGTGTAGTCCACGTAGGCTTGAAGCCAGTCGTGGAAGTGGCGAGTCATGCGCAGGCCCCCCAAGAACGCTCGGAGGTTTTAACCCCGACGGGAATTACCAGGGGGTCGGCGTAGGGTAGTTCGATCTCTGCGGCGCTGACAATAATCCGTTTGGCTTCCTCCCCCATCGAAGTAGGGTATTGTCCCGCGAGCGAGTCGTGAACCTGAAGCAGGATATTGCACCACGGATACTCAGCGTCGATTTTGACATAAGCCCTGTTAATGAGACATGCGACCGTAGACTGCGGAATCCAGGCAGCGGCCTCGTTGAAGATTGTGCCTTCGATCCGTCCAGTGAACTGGAACTCATAGCCGAATACGTTGCGAACTGTACGATGCTTAATGACCTGGTTCTTGAGATCTTCCTGCCACTTTTTGATACGCGGAAAACGCGAAAAATACCAATGCTGTGTTTGGTCTGCTTGGTGCACAGAAAGTCCCAAACGCTCGGCAAGGCCTTTTGCCGTCCCCAGATAATTTGTTCCGTGCGCAAAGCTCTTGAATGTCTGACGACGAGGGTCTTTTTTCGTAATAGAACTGTCATGGTAGAATTCTTTCGCGATTTCCGTGTAGGGGTCTGCACCTTCGCGCAGCATGGCTTTCATTTCCGGCTCGTCGGACTCCCAGACGACGATACGCAAGTCGGCGGAGGCCAAGTCAATGTCGAAAAAAGTCATCCCTGGGTCAGGGATAAAAGACTCCTTGATATTGGGGAGCTTGAACTGTAGGAACGGGACTGGCATGGTCAGTTACCTGCGGGAATGTTCTGGAGATTGGCCCCGGAGCCGAAGGGGTTGGCGGAGGAAGCAAAACGAAATGTGGTGGTCCCTGCGATTGCAAAGGAGCAGCGCATCCGGCCGTCGATGTCGAGCTTGGCCATCGCATAGGTGGAGAGGAACTTGCCGAGAGAGCGCAGCTCGAGAATCGCGGTGCCGATTGGACGAAAAAGGGGTTCCTTTTCCATGAGTTTATTCAGGGCCTCGTCGTCGCAGGTAACGCCTCCAGAGGTGCGGGAATATTGCTTCGGGAGATTAAACTGGCGATAGACCAGATCTTGCATTTGCGGCGGTGAGCCTACGTTGAGGTCGTAGCCCAGGATGTCGGATAAAAACGCCTCGTGGGCCTGGATCTGCGGCAGGAGAAGCTGGATGAACTCGTTTCGCTTGGCCATGTCAACCCGCACCCCGCGATTCATCGAGCGGAGGACGGGCCAGAAGAGCTTCTGCTGGAAATCATGCACGTCGCGCTTGCCGGTTTGATCGACTGCGACTTGCTGCCCATCATCGACTTCGAAGGTGTAAACGCAATCCATGCAGTTATACGTCCAGTACTTCTCCTCCGGGATGGAAGGGTCCCAGCCTTTTCCGTCGTCTTTCCAGTACGCGTAGTGCTCGCAGTAAATCGACGCGAGGAACGCGAGGGACTTCTGCATACCGGGGAACATGGTGTGATTGGCAAGCATCGTATCGCGGGCCAGTCGGGGCGTGAAGCAAAAAAACCGCTGGATATACTGGATGTCGTAGTGGAAGTTCTGCCCGACTCCGATGCAGTTGGGATGCTGGAGGACTTTGGACAGAGCGAAGAGAATTGTCGGCTCCTCCTGCTCAGACCAGTAGCCCTCTGGGCGCTCGACGCACATAAATGGGAGGCAGATCGCTGAGGTTTTTGACCAAGCCAGGCCGATGCAGGAGATATGCCCTGCGCGGGTTTCAATGTCGATCGAGAGCTTGGTCGGAGCGGAATCGAGCTGGCGGTAAAGCTGATCAAGTACGGACAGGGCGGTTGAATAGTCCGGGCGAATTATGAATTGATAATCCGGGCGATTTATCCCCTGACTCCGGGATTCCTTCAACGCCCGCTTCATGTCGTGAATTGCTTGCGGCCGCCATTCATACTTCGCCATGCAGAGCCCCGGTGGGAGCGTCGGGACGACTTTTGGCCGGTAGTCGAGCGCCAGCGGGAGGTCGGTCTGCAGGACAGAGCCGCGCCAGGAGGTGATGCCCCACTCGCCAGTCAGTGCCCACAGGGCGGCATTTCCAAGAGCGATGATTACATTCGGCCGGCAGAGTTCAATCTCACGGGATAGGATTTCCAGCCACTGCGCAACCACCGGCGCGACGTATTTGTCCCGAACTAGGACGTGTCCGGGGAGTACGTCGGCTTTTTTCTGCGCAATGAAACGAGAGAGATCCCCTTTCGGGGGCCTCTCGCGCAGAAACATGGTCTGGAAGCAGGAGGACTTGAAGATCCCTGCGGACTGGAGCATGCGGCCAAGCTCGGCCCCCGGCCCGGAACCGCAGAACACTATCCCGGTGTTTACGTCGGCTTCGGATGGGAACTCCCCGACGATCATGATGGAGGCCGGGCAAGGGCCAATTGGACGGAGAAGCGCGGCAGTCATGTGGAAGTTCCTTCGAGAGTTTCAAGGAGTTTTTTCATGTAGTGGATGCCTTTGGCGATTTCTTGCGTATCGAGATCTTTGCTCCCCATCCGCATGAGGTACTTCAACGCCCCGGCGCGGTAAGCACCGATTCGCTGCTCACGCGGCCAAGTGTCGATCACGTCCCAGGGCTGGATAGGCATTTCGACGTAGTGGGTGCCGCCGGCTTGGTAGGCTTTCACGGTGTCGTTGCAGGTGGTCATGATCAGAGTCCCGACAAAAGATCAGCGCCGCCGGTAAGCCGCTCCGCGCGTTTCAGGCACATCCCATAGTACGCCGGGACGGCTTCAATCAGGACGGAGAAGCACTGGCAGGCCGCGGCAGCCTCCAGCAACGGCCCCGAGCCCGCGAACGAGTCGAGCACCCTATCACCGGGTTTCACCGACCGCTGGAGCAGGTTCTGGAACAGCGCGACGGGCTTCTGCGCACCGTGGCCCATGTTGTCATCACCGTTGCAGGGGATCACGTCAGGGTAAATGTGATTGACCTTTTTGTTCCCCTTGATTGCGTAGAGGATGGTTTCGTACTGGCGACGCGGGCCATGCTCGGGGCGGGGGACACGGCCGGAGTTGAGCTTGTAGGCGATCAGCGGGGTGCGGAAGACGTCCCAGCCGGCAGCGGCCATTAGGTCCTTGAGGATGGGGAAATTCGCAATGTCGCAGAATACATACGCGTGGGCCTCGGGCTTGGCTACGTGGTAGGCCAGCTCGCACCAGCCGCGGGTAGGTTCGGCGCCGTGCATCAGCTTCAGCCAGCTCTCATAGCTGTCGTCGTACTGATGGTCTGTGCCGGAGAGCTTCCCGCCGGCGTTTCCGAATTCATCCGCCCCCATGCCGTAAGGCGCGTCAGTCAGGATCACGTCGAATTGCCCTTGGTTCGCCGGGTCGGCCATGTAGGTCAGGCAATCCATGTTGAGGATTTGATAGGTGTCCTCGACTGCGGTTTTCCCCATAGCCACTGCCAGCTGGGCAGCCTCGGCGCGAGTTTCCTCTTTCTTGAGTATTTTGAATGCCTCCTGGACGGTCTTGGCAGCGGCCACCGCCGGGTTGTCGAGGTGCTTCGCGACGATGAGTTCCTTGCGGATGGTGTCCTGGTAAGCGCCGTCAGAGCGGCCGAGGACTTCGCGGGCGGTGTCGGCGATGGACTGCGGGAGGATTTGGGCGAGGATTACGGCGCCCTTTACCGGGTCGTCGAGCTGGGTAGCTTGGTAACGTACTTCTTGCTTTTGCGCGCTCCGCAGCTCGTGCAACTCCTTCACCGCGGCTGCGTGCTCCTGCCACGTGAGGTCTTTCCGGCGGATGTTTTCATCGAGTTCGGCTTCCTTTGCCTCCAGCGGGGAGAGTTCCCCCAAGTCGGTGTAAGGGACAAGGCCGTCCTCGGCGGTGAAAACTTTCCCCGAGTGGAGAAAGCTTCCGCCGAGGGCAAAGATGTCGGAGATGGCTTTAAGCCGGGTCTCGCCAGCGACAAGGATCAACTGCTCGCCCTCACGACGGAGTACCGGCGGGTGGAGGAGCTGGGTGTTCCTCGCGGGCGACAGCTCGATCGACGCCTTGAGCTCTTCGAGCTTATTCGGGTCGAACTCGCGGCGCTGACGGTTCGGGGGAATGCCAATGGAAGCCAGCAGGACGGTTTTCATGATTACCTCAGCAGACGTAGCCCGGCGTGCGGGCGATGGGGAAACGGGGAATATGGGCGGGAATGGTGCGGGAAAATACGGCCGGAGAATGGCATGTGCCGTCGCGACGGGTGTTTGCCCATCCGGGCATTTTGCCATTAAGACGCGGCGCCATAGGCCGGGTGCTTGAACAACGAGGGAGTTTCACGGGCGAGTGCCTTTCGCGAAAAACGCCCGGACGGGCCGGGCGCTGAGGGGGGGGTGGGGGAAATCCCCTAAATGCCCCCGAAGGGGTTGTTTAATCGGGTGTCGGCTAATTCTGCGTTAGCCGGCACGAACTTGCGTCC